AGAATACATCATTATAATTGACCTTAGCATCATACGCCATTGTAAGTGCAAGTTCAATCAACTTCATCTTGTCTTCCAAACGGTCAACAAGTTCAACGTCAATTATATTATATTCAATAAACTTCTGCCAACCCTTTGTGTAGAAATCCTTAAAGGTATCAAACTCACTGTGATCTAATTTCTTCTGCCCAAGTTCTACACTAGCAATATAATCCAACCTATAAGACTCTTGTGCCTTATAAGTAAATTTCTTATAAAGATCAAGATAATCTAACTGAGTAACACCACCAATATCAAATGTAGTATGAGTTCTTCCCATAAGATGTATCTCACCTTCAGAGACTAATCCCCAAGGTGAAAATCTCTTCATTAACTTCTCACCAAGCACCCTATTAAGACGCTTACAAATATATGGAATATCATACAGTTGTATGTTCCATCCAGTAATCACATCTGGAACATCCTGCATCCAATAATTAATGAACGAACTTAACAGAGCATGTTCTGATACGCAATGATGATAAGTTACATCCTTCCTATTATTCTCAAAGGGTTTACTTCCCCAAGTAACGATCTGCTTAGTAGTATAGTCTTGTATTGTGATTGCCAGAATCTCTTCGACGCACGATTCCACATCAGGGAAACCTTGCTCAGACGCAACTTCAATATCCAAAGTAACAAGCTTAATTTTAGATATGTCAAACTTGATCTCATCCTCTGGGTATTTCTCTGAAATATATTGGTAAATATACCTGTCATTCCCGTATATCTCAAATCCCTCAACACCCTCATACTTCTTATAAAAGTCCCTACAATCTCGTACCGTGCCTGGATTAATAGTTTCAACTGATTCTCCATTCAACGTTTTATATTTAGTATTCTTTTTAGACTTAACAAATAATGTAGGGAAAAATTCATCCCTATGCTCATATCTTTTTCCATTATCAACCCCACGAACCAGAAACTGATTCCCGATTAGTTGGACATTAGTGTAGAATTTCACTTAAGTAAATCTTGATATTTTTCAAGTAAGGTGGGCTTAGGTTCTGTAAGTGTAAGAATCTTATCTGATGATATCATAAAAACATTCTCATTACTAACCTCAACCAACCAAGGGGTTAATGTACCATCTTCTTTTAGTAAAAATGGTTCAGTTAATTTACAATCAGGTTCTCCTAATTCAGAGGTAACCTCATCAATCTGTGAGACCAACTTGTGGTTGTTCGGCAGCACTATCAGTTTGATCATTGTTTTTAAAATTCTTTAGGACATCTTGTGTGTACATTTCTTCTATCTTATCTTGAGGAGTAACCATAGTAACTACCCAATCTGTAGTAAGAGGAATAATTTGTTCTTTAGCTAAAGGCATCCACGGATACATTTTTATCGTGGTCTCATGTTTTTCCTCAACAATTTCAGTTTCGGGAGTTACATTAGGAGTTTTAGCTCTTAATTTAACCACACATGGTTTAGTAAGTAAATAACCTATAACATTTTCATCTTGAGAAACCATCTCTTGCACATCGGCAATAAGATCTTCTCCAGATTTTAAAAGCAATATTTTAATGCTCATAATTCATGAACGCTTCATACTAATTATATCACCAATGATCCAAGACTGCAAGTCAATTTGTGATTGAACATCTTTTACCACCTCTTCAGGAACCACTAAACAATATCCAATACCAAGATTAAACACCCTCTTCATCTCTTCTTCTGGTATCTCACCTGCCAACATAATCTTACTAAAGATTTTAGGCATCTTCCAAGAATTATAATCAACTCTTGCTTCTAATCCATCAGGAATACAACGTGGAAGATTCTCTGGAATACCACCACCTGTAATGTGTGCCATACCAAGAATAGGAAAATCTTTTAATAATCTATCTACTATTGGTGCATAGATTGTAGTGGTATTAAGTAATTCAGGAGTATCTTTATAATAAATCTTATGCCTCCATAACATATCATTGATAAGACTATACCCGTTACTATGCACCCCATTACTTTCTATACCAATAATCTTATCTCCTGGTTTAATAAGACTACCATCTATAATTTCATTCTTCTCAACTATACCAGTACAAAATCCAGCAAGGTCAATGTTAGATGCATCTGCTGGTGGTGGTGCATGACGTGGATGCTCTGCAGTCTCACCACCTATCAAATCTATATTAGCAATCTTACAACCTTCTACTATTCCATCCATTACATCATCTATAATAGGAGATAATTTACCAGTAGAAATATAATCTAAAAAATATAATGGTTTAG